TTCTGCTGCATATGCAACAATACCAACTGCCCCACCAACATCCTGAGTTGTTGTTAGTCCGCCTGATGCACCAGCATATAAAATATCTCCAGCAGTAAAACTAGATGTATTAATATTTTCTAGAATACCTGATACCACAATGATACCACTATCTCCATTTGGAATATCTGTTTTTGCTAAGCCAAGAATGGCCTGTGTGGTTGAAGATGTAGCTCTAGCAACTGTAGTTTTTGTTGTATATCCAGTCACATATACTGGATCGCCAGCATCAATTGTTACACCACTGTTATTTAAAACTGCAAGCTGGGAATATGATGCGGATGGAAGAATTGTATCTATCTTATTTGCCAGATCTTCCAAATCTCCATGGACATTAACAAAATCAGTTGACTTTGGAAACGGTATCTCATAATTAGTAGTTTTATCAGTTGCCATAAAAATAATTATAACATGACAAAATGACCAAAAAGTGGTATAATTTATTGAACACCCTTAAAAAAGGTGTTTTTGTGCTTTATAGGAGGTGCAGTGTGAAAAAACTTGCAACAGTAAGCACTTTAACGGTAGTTCTTGTGGCATGCTCTTCTGCCGTTGGTTATTCTGACCAATATAATACTAATAAAAATACACAAATCAATCTTTCAGAAAGAGTGGCTCCGTCTTTTATTGACACTATGATTGAATATAAAAATACCCAAACCATGCTTGAAAAAATAGCTGCAGAAAAAGCAGCGGCACAGCTAAAAGAACAAAGAATTAAGCAGCAGCAATTTGAGAATAAAATACACATTGCTAAAAGAATTAAAGAAATTAAAAAATATGCTAATAGAACTTGGTATGTTTTTAGTGGTTCTACCCCCAGAGGTTGGGACTGCTCAGGGCTTGTCGTTTGGTTTTATGAAGGACTGGGTAAAGAAGTTCCACATTCTGCAAGCAAGCAGGGATGGATGAAGCCAAAGGTAAAAGATCCAAAGCCTGGAGATGTCGTGGTATTTAGAAATAAAGGATATAAAAACTTTAACCACTCTGCCATTTATATTGGAAACAATAAGATAATTCATGCTGGTTTCAATAAGGGTGATAGAACAGAAATTATATCTTTAGGCAGTCCAGCTTTTGATAATGCAGAAATAAGGTTTGTTAGGGTTTTGGATGTCCCTCTTGACTAAAAAATCACTAGTGGTTTTTGGGTCAATAGTGGCTATCCTTATTGGTTCTGGTCAGCCACAAGCTATTGCTGAAGAAAAGCCAGCAATCTATAGTCAAACCGTTAAGACTGGTAATTGGGATTTCCTACAGAGATTGCAGGCATTTGATAGAGTAAATGTAAAAATTATAACTCCTAGACCTTGGCTAAATCCAGAAAATAAAAAGTTTAGATTTTCTGATGCCCAGATTACGAAGATACTGCAAAAAGCTGGATTTTCTGGCAGGGGACTTAAAATAGCACAAAGAATAGTATTTCTAGAATCTACTAATAGACCATATGCATTAAACAAATCAAGCAATTGTTATGGACTATTTCAAATCAATATGACTGGCAAAATGGGCAAAGAGCGTAGAGCTAAATATGGTTTAAATAGAAATGAGGACTTATTTGATCCTTTGATAAATGCTAAAATTGCATATCACATGTCCAACGGTGGCAAGAATTGGTCTCATTGGACTACATATAAATAAATTACCATTTTCCTAATGGGCAGGTTGCCTTTTCAAGCTTTGTTTTTAAGTGCATAAGACACCCGCATTTTTTGCACTGATGCGTTGCTTTAATTAGCTCTGGACATGCTTTGCAAATACTTAGTCTTTCTGCTGCTACTTCTTCTGTAGCGTACTCTGTATTTGGATTTAGCATGTCCCAAGGACGGGTTTCTCCTAAATTTTTTTTCCACTGTTCCCATGGAGATAGACTGTTACTCATATCAAATCCTTAATCAAAAATTGGATTTCCAGTTACCTCTATAAAAACTGGGCTATTTCTATAAATTGGTGCGAGATATGATGGAAGTGTCATTATATCTACAAGCTCATCTTCTACCCAAATATTAAATTTATACTCTGTTAAATCTGTAGATGCATTATAGGCATTAATAGTTTCCTGCATTACAAGCTCTACATCTTGTCTAGTAATATCTTCAATCATCTACAATTTCCTCAAATCTAGGATTGCTGCCAAGGATTGCTGCCATTCTATTATCGCAATTTGTTATAGATACAAGCTGTCCATTTACAAAAATTGCAAATTTACGTGTTGCTTCTATACTAATTATATTTTCTTCCAAGATACCCTCCTTTTAAATTATAACATATTAGATTAGCAAGAGCAACATCTAATTAAAGCTCTAGCTCCAGGGAATGGTGCCGTTACGGTATAACTTCCACAGGGACCTGAAGCTGTAACAGTTTGTCCTGGAGAAGACGCTGCACTACTGCAATATGTTGTACAGGTTACTGGACATCCCGAAGCACAACTACTTGGTGTACAAGATCCAGTTAGTGCGTTACAGTTATCTGTTAGCAAAGTTCCTGCAGAACAGGTTCCACTGCATACTGTACAGCTTAGTGTTGGAACAGATGTGTTAACACCACTTTGTTGATCAATTACGGTTCCAGAGCATTGAGATATCATGCTATTGTACGCTGCTGTAAAGTCTACCGTACTTGTTCCAGTTACCTGTGAGCCAGTTGTACTACAACATCCCGTGTACCAATATGTGTTTGTAAAGGTTGGGAAGAATGGTGGGAAGAATGGGAAGAACGGAAAGAATGGAAAGAATGGTGGAAAGAACGGAAAGAATGGTGGCGGAACATTTATTAAATTATAAAGGCTAAATTGAATAACAGCCCCATAATCTACTAATGTATTTGCAACTGGATCTTGTGTTGCAACTAGGTTATCTAAATTGGAGTCTTGAGTATCTACATCAGGACCCAAAGAATAATTTAATCCACTGGATTCTAATGCATTAATTGCTGCTGCTGAAGAAAGATTGGAAAGATTTGGGACCAAGACCATTCCTTTTGCAGATGCATAGTAGCCAAATGCATTTACCATTGCATCCTCCTATGCCTTCAAATCACCAATCAAATGCCACTCACTAGCACCAATTTTTGTAATCATAGCACCAGAATATTGGGTTGATATTCTAGCATTATTAAGTTTGCTTCTGATTGTTATGCCAGAACCAGATGGTGTAGTGATTGAAACTTCTCCAGTTCCTGCTCTATAAATCTCTAATCTTGACCCAATTGGAAAATTAACAGATGCTGTTGATGGAATAATAACTTCTAGATTTGATGAGCTATTAACCTTAATCATTTTGTTAACATCATGCAGCTGTATAGTATAAGAGGCTGTTTTTTCATCAACCGTTATTGTATTAGCGTAGTTTACCCAGGAACCATTATAGTAATATTGAATTTGATTAATAATATTGGCATTTGCATCCTGTCTTACAAAACAAACAACTCCATTAGTTGGTGATGTTAGCACTGCATCTCTTGCTGCTGGATTTTGAAAGTTATTGATACCAGCTTTTGCATTTAATACATTTTCAAAAGTTACAGAATTTTGAAAAGTGGTAGCTGATCCAAAAGAGTGCGTTCCTGTCCAAGAATAATTTGCAGATGTATTAGCTATACCAGCTGTCGGGTACCAAGTATCTGTTGCACTGTCATAGATATATGCAACCTTTGAGCTAGAAGAAATAGTTGTCATTATTCGTAACTCCAAACTTGATATGTTCCACCATCAAAGCTTCCCCCGTTGGCAAGCGATATTTGTGCAGATGTAATTGCTGTAGAATTAATAAAATATCCAGTATGTGACTCGCCAGTTCCAGTTATTGCCACTGGTTTAACTAAAGATGCAGTTGCAGATAAATCTACACTAATAATGTTTACTTGAGTAGACGAGGCTGTAACTTCGCCAAGGTCAAACCCATTTGCTGGTGTTGAGTCTGGATATAAGACATAAGATGCTGTAGAGATAGAATTAAGCCTAACTCTTAATCCATCATCTATCGTATTGCTATGACTCCAGTTATTTAGTAGGATATAAAATCTTTGACCAGCAATGCTGTTTATATTTACTGTTAAGCCAGACATAGTGCCCGAAGAAATAAGTTGCCAATTTGGTGATGTTAATGTTGGGGCTGTGCTATTTGCATCTACCCAGATAAATCCATCTACTGGTAATGCTGGTTCTGTCGCAGTATAATCAGATCCAACTCCTGTGCTTTCTACTGAGTCAAGTCTTGTATCTAGTGATTTTAAGTGGCCAGCAATTGAGTTAGAAACAATGTTTGCCTCATTTGTATTTAATGGGTCATATGTTTCTGATCCGTAGTGATATAATTGAAGAGCTGCTTGAATGTCTGCAGCATCATCATACCCTGGCATTTTTGTAGGGTAAAGAGAACCAATATTTTCAGAAGCCATAAACTATCACCAATTCAAATTATATCATATGAATTAGGATATATTGTTCTTTAAAGTAACCAAAATTTGTACTGTTTGTGAACCTGTAAGTGGTTGCCAAGAGCCAGAGGAATATTCTATAGCTTTTAGCGAAATTGGTAAGGCTTGAATGGATCCAGGTGTTATTTCTAATACTGTTGTTCCAATACTTACTGGGTTTTCATTTAGTATGTTAACCTGTACATTAAAATCTTCTGAAGAATATGTGCTAATTAGATCTTCTGAAACAAAATTAGATAACAAAATTTCTATTGGGTCTAATGAAGTTCCGTTAGAATCAAAAGCTATTGTTTGATTATAACTATAAATTGTTGTATTTAATCTAAGAACTTTTGTCCAATTTAGTGCACCGCCAACTTCTGGCAAGTATTGGTATACAAACTGATACTCATCGTCTGTTGGGTCAACGTTAATATATGTGTCATATACCTTTAGGTCTGCTGGAAAATCAAAAGTTTCTGGTTTTTCGCTACCATAAAATATTAAACTTCCACGCTCACCCTGTGGTCCAAAATCGATATCCAAGCTAATTTCTGCTGGACCACCCAGAACAGTTAAATCATCTGAAGATAAAAGAACCTCAGCCATTAATCTCCAGCCATCCTTGTAACATCTGCTGTTACTGTAATTTGTCCACTCAGAAGAGTATAGATTTTATCTGGATCACTACCAGAGCCTGGCTTTTTAACCTGAACGTCATACTGATATGTTGTTCCTGGAGTCAGCAATTTGCCAATACCTCCAGGTATTTTACACAAAACAGCATTATCTGAAATAGTTGCAATTCCTTCATATAGTTCTGACCCTGCTGGACGGGCAGTGGATATCATAAATCTAGTAGAATATCCATCTAAATTAAAAGTTGCACCAGTGGAGTCTTTAGGATAGATGTTGAACTCATACAGGTCGCCCTGATAATAATTAATGTTGTAAGTACCTGGAAATGCCATAGGCATATTATAGCACGACTAAGCTACAGAAATTTCAATTGAGTGTAATTTTGCTATTGCATTAAGGTCTGTTCTAATTTGTGGAATAGCTCCTCCAGACCTACTTTGTTCGCTCTCTATATAAAATTTTTGAACAATTGACATTTCATATTCAAATTGATATTTAAGGGTTCCAACTAGGGTGCTTATAGCCTTATCAGATGCTGGGAGGCATGTTCTAATCCAAAGCTCAGTATTATTTGAAAATGTTTCTACTGAAAAAGTATAGGTTACAGTTACCTGAGATCCAACCTTTAAAGATTTAAGCATTATCTTTCTAGCTTCTGAATTATAAAGGCTGCCCGTGTCCCTTGGCAAAAAGTCTTCATTTTTTGTTTTTGAAGCTTCTACAAAAACTGTTACCCAGCCATCTTCTCCTTCGTCTGCTCCAAGCTTAAACATTAAATCTTTAGAATTTACATATCTTGCCCAGCCAACGTCTTGCCCATAAACTGGTAGATAGGTTTTTCCGTCTTTTCCATTTTTGCCTGGCTCACCTTTAGGACCTGGCTCTCCCTTTTCTCCACGGTCACCTTTATCTCCACGAACACCTGCTGAGCCTGGATCGCCTTTTGGCCCTGGAGGACCTGGAACTGGAATATAAGAAACAGCATTTTCTGGCTGCTGAACCTGTTGTGCTAATTTGGCATAGTTGGTTTTTTTGCTTGATGGAAAATCCATGCTCTTGCTAATAGACACTCCATCTCCTATTTAGTTGTCTTAAATACCTTTCCACCAACTTTAATAACTGGGGGAATTTGAAGTATATTATTAGAAATCTTAATAACTGGCATTATAGTGTCCCCGTGACGTCTCCAAGAACTGTAATCGTTCCGATTAATGGTGTCCAAGTGGTTCCATCAATGTCTACTTGCAAGTCGAACGCTAGCTCTGCAACTGTTGAGTTATATCCATTGCCCCAAAATTCTGTGATTTCGGCTGGGGCCGTAATAATGACATATCCTGGATAATCTTCTACTTCTAGCTCGTCTAGGATATCTCCCCTAAAGTCATAGCTGGTTGCTGAAAATGTCCAATCTGAAGTATCAAATGGGGTTTCTTCGTCATTTTCGTAGAAATCTACCCTTAGAGATGCGGTATCGCCTCTAACGACCTGCCATTTAACATTTGCAGGGTTAGCACCAAAAATTTCAGGAGAGCAAGACATAGTATTATTATACCTACTAATATAAATAAAAAGCTAGTACTTAAAGTAGTGTGGGTATGAGAGACAACTCTAAGTACTAGCAAACTTATTATATCAAATCAGATAACGAAATTATAAAAAATCAAGTAAATAAAGGCTTGTTATATAAAGTTTATAAAATTGTTATAAAAGAGTTATCAAATTTAGCTTGTATTTTGGACAAATATCTGGTAGCATATATATTCTTTAATTATTTAATATATTTAATATTTATATATATTATACACTATATCTTTATATCTAGATAGTTTATATATTATATATATTATTTACGAGCTATATGGTCTAAAAGAGTATCATATAGCTTATCTAGCTTTTCTTCAAGCTTTTCGGTTCTATCTTCAAGTCTAGTTACTTGATCTTTAATGCTGGAACCACTGTTTGGTTTAAGTTCAGATTTAATTTCTGCAAAATAATGTCTTACAAGCCAACGAACCCCAAGACCAGTTGAGGTAATAATTGTTGAAATTCCGACTATAATGCCGATCCATGATTCAATTGACATAATAAGATTATTATATGTGCTTTTTTTAAATTTGATACAATATGTAGTATGTCTATTTATCATTTACATATTCCCAGGACTTCTGGCGGATATATTAGAAATTTAATAATTAATAACTTAAATCCTAAAAATGCAATTTCTGGACACTATAGAAAAATTAGTTCTTTTGATTTTAAAGATGCAGACTTTATAAGTGGGCACTATGGAATAGAACCAATAAAGTTTGTAGAAAAAACATTTACTGTGATAAGGGATCCAAATGAATTAACATTTAGTTATATAAAATACCTATCTTTAGTAGACAACAATTCAAAATTTAATGAAGATTTTTTAAAAAAATATTTATACCAAGATGATCTCAGAAATTCTGTTACGAATGTCATGACACAATTTTTGTCATCTGAGGTAAAAATTGAAGAATATAATAGAAATATACAAAATCATCTTTATATGGCTAATCATTCATGGTGTTTAAAAAACAATGAATTATCTTATAAAAATGCGTTATCAATTATTCAAAAAAATAATATCAAAATTTTTATATATAATTCAGAAAATCTTTATTCTAATATACTAAATTTTATTAATGTTAATGATAACAATATCTTGAATAATAAAATTAATGAGTCTTTTAAAGAAAATAATAATTTATTTGAAAAATACTTTCATGTAATAAAGAATGCAAATTATGAAGACAACCGCTTATATGAGGAGTTAATATAGTGAAATTATTGCCTAAAGAAGCCGACTGGGGCATCCAAGAAATTTCTAAAATAGAAATTCAAAATATTAAAAATGTAGTAACTAATTTTTATGATGAATGGTTAGAAAATACGTCTCGTCAAAAAAAATTTACTACACATGAAAATACATTTATGTATGAGCTTATTAATTATGATTATACCTGGAACTTTGAAGAAGGCAAAAAGCCTTTAGTAAAAAATTTATTATCAGGAGAAGCTCAAAATGAATTACAAAATATATATAACATTTTAGAAAAATATTCAGATGGCAAAGTAATTCGATCAGAAATTATTAGCATGAATCCAAAAAGTCGAATTAGATCTCATAAAGATCGTGGAGATATTTTATATTTGGCAAGGAGGTTCCATATTCCTATTAAAACAAATTTGCAAACCTTTTTTGTTGTAGAAGACAAGCAATATTTTTTAAATGAAGGCTTTATTTACGAATTAAATAATATAAAATATCATAAAGTTGAAAATAATAGTGATGAAAGCAGGATTCATTTGATTGTTGATGTGCTTCCAGACAATATTCCAGATATTGCAAAATTGAATAAGCCTGATGACTTTTATGTATGTCCATTTTGTATTTCTAGCTGGATATGCCATGGGCCACACATAGATCAAAAAGATTTTGATAAGTTTGATTATAGGATAAAATTAATACAGAGTGATATATCTGCTTATGCAAAAGAGATCGTTTTAAAAGAAGGCGAAAATATTAATTTAAAGCAGTTAGCAGACTTAATAGAGAAAAAAATACAACAAAGGAATATTATTTAGTTCGGCGATATATAGAGATACCATGCACAACAAACCACAATATATGCCTACGGCATCCTATAGTGTGCCAATATGTGCAAATATACCCAATATGCCTGGGTATTGACAACAAATCCCCTATGCTATAATATTATCTATGGGAGACGTAACCTTTTTTGACCTGTTTGATCCAAACCAGCCTAGGTCTGACAAAGAACTTATTGAATCCCGCCTAGCCATATGCAATACATGCCCATGGTTTAATAAAAAACTTGTCAAGTGCAGGAAGTGTGGATGTTTTATGAAGCTTAAGACTACACTTGTTCAAGCTAAGTGTCCGATAGGAAAATGGTAATGGAAAATACTGCAATAGTAGATAAAATGGTGGCCATTGCTGAAAAATACAATTTTGAGGCCATGCAGTCATCAGGGATTGATATTAATCAAGCAA